GTGGCATTTCATTGCTTATTATGGATTTTTATTCAATTAACAAACGAATTTAAGAAACGTAAATTAAAATCAAAATTAGTTGGGCAAATACATGATTCTATATTAATTGACATATATCCACCAGAACTTTATGAAGTATATATACTTTCCAAATATTATTCTGAAGTGGCATTGAGAAAACAATTTGAGTGGATTATAGTTCCAATTGAAATTGAAGTTGAATTAACTGAAATAGATAAAAGTTGGGCTGATAAGAAAGAATGGAAACCTGAAATAAAATTAGATTATACAGCATATATGGAAAAAGAATAAAGATTTTATTCCAGAATGTTTAGATTGGAATGATAATACTTTAGATTAAAACAGTTAATATTACAAATATGAGTTTATATCAAAAACATCGCCCGGATGAGTTTTCTAAAATAAGAGGCAATAGTGATACTGTAGAAGCATTGACCGGGATGCTAAGTAAACCAGAAACATGTCCTCATAGTTTTCTTTTATACGGTCAAACAGGATGTGGTAAAACAACCATTGCCCGTATTATTGCAAAAGTATTGAATGTTGATAAAATGGATACTTCTGAAATAGATAGTGCTGATTTTAGGGGTATAGACACCATCCGTGAAATACGCAAAAATTGCCAATTTAAGGCACTCAAAAGTAGATACCGTGTTTATATATTAGATGAAGTACAACAATTGTCTAAAGATGCCCAAAGTGCCCTTTTAAAGATTTTAGAAGACACTCCAAAGCACGTGTTCTTTATTTTATGCACGACTGACCCACAAAAACTTTTGCCAACATTAAAAGCTCGTTGTTCTCAATTCCAAGTAAAACCATTGGAAGAAATAGAGATGAAGGGATTGTTGAAAAAAATAGCTCGTGAAGAAAATGATTCTATATCGAAAGAAGTTTTAGAACAAATTGTTTTAGAAAGTCAGGGATTACCAAGAAATGCTATACAAATTCTGGAACAGGTTTTAAATGTAGAGCCAGAAAAAAGAATGGAAGCTACTAAACAAGCAACGTTTGAACAAAGTGAAAGTATATCATTATGTAGGGCTTTAATTGGTAAAGCTCCATGGAATACTATAAAAGTAATTCTTGAAGGTTTAAAACAACAAGAACCTGAAACCATAAGACGTGTTGTTTTAGGGTACGCCCAAAGTATTCTTTTAAAAAGTAAAAATGACCGTGCTGCTTTAATTATTGAGGAATTTTTAGAACCTACTTATAACAGTGGATTTCCTCAAATAGTTTATGCTTGTTATACCGTTTGCAATAATTAAAAAATATATAATTATGGAAAAGCCAACTAATATTCATGTAGAAAGAGCTAAACATGGAATGTCCCAAAAACAATTAGCTCAAAGTATTAAAGTTAGTAGACAAACAATTGGAGCCATTGAACGTGGTACTAAATGTGGGTTACCAGTAGCAATGAAAATTGCTAAATTCTTTAAAGTATCTGTTGAATATTTATTTAAAAAGGAATAACATGGAAATGATTGTATTTTCTGATTTTAATGAATTACGTTTGGCTGTGATAGAAGTATTTAAAACAGACAATTCAGACACAAAAAATTGCGTGATTTGTGTTTTTAAGAAAAATAAAAAACAGCCAGATGTTGTTAATAACAAGAAAATAAGATACTCAACTGCCATAAAAAGATTTTTTAAAATGGTTACGATTTTGAATGATAAAACAACTAAAATAGAAATAAAAAATGGACTACACAAAAGACATTGAAATCGATGAATCGGCATTAGATGTCGAATGGTTAAATCAACCAAAATTAGCTATGAAGTATTCACAATATTATGCTGAATGCTTTAAAAAGAAACAACAAGCTGAAGAAAACATAAAAGTAATCCGGGCTGAATTGATTAAAAAGGCGAACGAAAATCCAGATGAGTATTTGGGAGATGGAGTAAAACCTACTGTAGCCACTGTTGAAGCTTATTTTCGTACTCATAAAAAACACATTGCTGCTAAAGATGCTTGGATTGAGGCTTGTTTCCAATTAAATATAGCAGAAGCTGCTAAATGGGAAGTATCCAATTCACGAAAAGCTGCTTTACAAAATTTGGTTGAGTTACACGGACAAAATTATTTTGCTGGACCAAACGTACCACGGGATTTAAGCCATGAAGTTATTGCTTTTGAACAACAAAAAAAAGCTAATCAAAAAGTAAAATTTACACGTAAATTGTAATATTATGAAAAAGAAAATCAATAAATTTATAATGAAAATTTTGTATTGGTTTTGGAAAAGAAAGAAAAAACCAGTAACCACAAGTACAGCTAATCTTGAAGAAAGATACATTCCACCTGCCCCTTTTACAAAGGTGGGTCATGGCCGTGCCTTTAATAATAATCGTAAAAGAACAAAAGGGCGCAGAATACAAGTAATTAACATGGGAAAATATGCCCGTGTAATATATCACGAAGCATTTTAATATTAACATTTAAATTAAATAATTATGTCAAAAAAAGAAAGAAAACATTCCTTTAAAGGGAAAACTAATCGTGACGCCAAACGTCAAAAAGACAACAATAAAGGATTTGGTTATTTGAATTTACCAAAAGGTACGAATTTATACACTCCAAAACCTGGCTCACGTGAAGAATTTGATATTATTCCATATATTGTATCGGATAAGAATCACCCAGATAAAGATAAAGAGTTTGGTATTGCTGAACCTGGTACTATATGGTATAAACGTCCATTTAAAGTACATCGACAAGTTGGGGCTGATAATGAAAAGGTTGTTTGTTTGTCTTCTTTTGGGAAGAAATGTTTTATTTGTGAATATCGTAAAAAGCGAGCTAAAGAAGGGGCAGACAAAGATGAACTTCAAAACTTTAACGCGTCCAGTCGAAACTTGTATGTTGTAAAGCCAAAGAACAACAAAAACTTTCCAGATGAATTTCATGTACTGGATTTTTCTCAATTCAATTTTCAAGATTTATTAAATGATGAAATTGAAGAAAATGAAAAGTATGAATCTTTTCCTGATTTGGAGGATGGATTGACTTTAAAGGTACGTTGGGATGAGGAAGTTTTTGCTGGTAATAAATTTGCGGCTGCTTCAAGAATAGATTTCTTGGAACGCAAAAAAGGATATTCTGAGGATATACTGGATGAAGTCCCTGATTTAGATAAGTTATTGAAAGAACTAACTTATGAACAAATGGAAGCCAAATTTTTAGAAATGGATTCTACATCTGGTGAGGATAACGATGAAGAAGACGATGAAGAAGATGATGAAACTCCATTTAAAGATGATAAAAAGAAATCTAAAAAGGTAACAAAACCGGAACCTGATGATGATGAAGAAGACGATGAATATGAAGATTCAGATGAAGAAGACGATGAGGAAGATGATGATGAAGCTCCAAAAAAGAAAACATCTAAAAAAGTAATTCCAAAATTAACTTGGGATGATTTAGATGATATGGATGAATCAGAATTAACAGAAGTTATTGAAAGTAAGGATTTGGATATTGACCCGGATGATTATGATAAAGTGGATGAATTAAAGAAAGCCGTTGCTGAAGAATTGGATATGGAGACTCCAAAAAAGAAATCTAAAAAGGTAACAAAACCGGAACCTGATGACGATGAAGATGAAGATGATGACGATGAACCGGTACAAAAAAAGAGTGGAAAGACTACTATAGCATCGAAAACAACTTCAAAAATGGGTAAAAATAAATGCCCTAATAAACATGAGTTCGGAGTAGACACTGATAAATTTGATGAGTGCGATGATTGTACTCTATGGGATAAATGTATAGAAACAAAAGAAAGGAAATAATATGACTTTATTTAGCAGGAAAACAACTGCTAAAGAGAAAAATTCAAAGTTTGTGGGGGTGTTTTTGCCCCCACATATTAATGAATACTTAACATTGTACTCTTTAGCAGCAGAAATTCCAAAAACAACAATAATTACTAATTTATTGGATAATTGGATTGAAGAAACTGATGAACTATTAAACGAATTGGAATTGTTAACAAAATTAGCAGAAAAAGCAATTCATAATTTTGAGAATTTAAAAAAGACTAAATCAATTGGGTTTAAAAGGTTTTTACTGATGATGGATTCTGAATTGAATAAAAAAGGAATCAAAACTGATTTTATAAACAAATTGAAAATCATAATAAAAAAGAAATATGGGTATGAATAGGACAAAACAACCAGAATTAAGCATACAACTAAAAACACATAGTACTAAAGTCAACAACGTTAAATCTGATTCTAATTTTCAACCCTCAGACCTAATCCCAATGGGCTCTACACTTCTAAATTTAGCTATGTCAGGAACCATATATGGTGGAGCAAAAAAAGGGTGTATGATTAATATTATTGGTTCAAGTAATGGCGGTAAATCCATATTAGCATTAACTTCTTTTGCAGAGACTAATATGAAAAGAAGTTTTGATGATTACAAGTTTATATACGATGATGTAGAAAGGGCAAATTCATTTAATATGAATTATATGTTTGGTGAAAAAACAGCCAAACGAATATCTGTACCTCGAAAAGAAAAAGATGATAATTTTAGTATTACTGTTCAACATTTTCAAGCTAATGTAATGTATTGGTTGAAAAAAGATATACCATTTATCTATATCTTAGATAGTTTTGACGCCCTTGACGCTCTTGAAGACCAAAAGAAAGTAGAAGAAATGATTGCTGGAATTGAAAAAGAAAAAAAGAATGTTGCCGGAACGTATGGAATGGCTAAGGCAAAAGCTGCCAGCAGTATATTACGTGGAGTCACTAATGGATTAGCTAATACACAATCTGCTTTATTCATTATATCTCAAACACGGGATAATGCTGACACTATGTCATTTCAAAAAGAAACACGGTCTGGTGGTAGAGCTTTGAAATTTTATGCAACTCATGAATTATGGCTAAGTCCAATTGGTACCATTAAAAAAAAAGAAACCATTATTGGTAATAAAATTAAAGTTAAGGTAACCAAAAGTAAATTAACTGGGAAGATGAGGGATGTTGAATTTGACATATATTACGATTATGGAATTGATGATATAGGTAGTTGTATAGATTATCTAATTAAAATGGGAAGATGGTCTGGTGGAGGTCAAGCGAAAATAGACCATAAAAAAGATTTCTCATTTGAAAATTGTTTACGTCCAAAAATGATAAGCTTAATTGAGCAAAACAATCTACATACAGTGCTTAAAAAGATTGTAGAAATTGTATGGAATGATTTTGAAGAATCTATTCGTTTAAATCGAAAATCTAAATACAGTTAACTATGATTATAATTGGTATAATTTCATTAATCTTATTAATCATTTTAGCTTGGTATGTTATGGAAAGACAAACTATAAAAAATAAAATAAAAAATGAAAAGAACAACAAATAAGAAATTACCGAATTTGCGGATTTTATCCATTGACCCTGCTACTCATTGCGGATTTGCAATAAGTAGAAGTGTGTATGGCGTTTGGGATTTAACGCCAAAGCGGGATGAAAGCATTGGTATGAGACTTGTTAGATTTAGGAACAAGTTGGTGGAGCTAATTAATTTGGAAAATATTAATTTAGTGGTCTTTGAAAGACCTGGGGGGCAGTACAAAAGCAGTATTATTGTTCAATCAGAGATACAAGGGCAGATTAAGATTATCTGTGAAGATAATCATGTTGAATATCGTGCTTATTCCAGTGCTGAGATAAAAAAATATGCTACTGGTAAAGGGAATGTTGGAAAACCGGCCATGATTGAAGCTGCTAATAAAAAATTAGGCTATATTGGAAATAATGACAATGAAGCTGATGCTTTATGGTTGTTAGAACTTGCAAAAAATGATTATAAAATCTAAAATTATGAAAACAATTATTTTCTTTTTTCTTATGTTTTTAAGCATTTCAGTAAACGCTCAATTAAAGGTTAATTATTCCATTGAATTTGGAATAACTCAATGGAGACACACTATGTTTATGGGGCAAGATGGTAATGTTAAATTACCAATGATTTCTACAGGTGTTCCTGGATATGCCGATATAGGTATATCTGCTAAATGGAAAGGAATTACAGTAAGTAATGACATCATTACTTTTATGGATTATGAGAATAAAAGTGACTTCACTCCACGTTATACAGAGTATAAGATAAATATTAAATACACTTATAAATTTGCAAGTATAGGTTACGGACATTCATGTACTCACCCAATTTGGAACTCACCAATTGACGTAGACCAAAACATATATAGAGCATACTATGACCGCTTATATTTGAAATTTGAATTTTAATAAAACAATGATAAAATCTATTCAATTAAAAAATTTTCAATCACATAAAAATTCTATTTTAGAATTTGACAAAGGCGTTAATATTATCATTGGGAAAACAGATAGTGGTAAATCAGCTATTATTCGAGCAATCAAATTAATTACATTTAATAAACCATCTGGGGATGATTATCGAAGTGATTGGGGTGGCGTTACTAAAGTTCACCTGACCACTGATGAAAATAAAATAAGTCGAATCAAATCTAATAAAGATAATTTATATGTCTTAGATAAATTGGAGTTTAAAGCTTTTGGGCAAAATGTACCAAATGAAATAAAAAATGCTTTAAATATGGATGAATTGAATTTTCAACTTCAATTAGATAGTCCATTTTTATTAAGTCAATCCAGTGGTCAAATATCCGTATTTTTCAATAAAATTGCTAAATTAGATAAGATTGATATTTCTTTATTTAACATTCAAAAAGAAATCCGGGACACTACAAATTTATTGAAATATACGGATGAAGAAATAAATGAAAAAGAAAGTAAAATAAAAGAATTTGATTATTTATTGGAATTTGAAGAAAAAATAATTGAAATAGAACTTTTAGGAAAAAGATTTGTTCAAATAACAGACAGTTGTAATAAATTGATTGATTGGGAAAATGATTATGTTGAATTAACAGAAAAAATTGAAATAATAATAAATTCTATTTCTCAGGAAAATGAAATAAATAACATACTTTTATTGATTGAGGAAAAAAATAAAAAAGAATTGAAATATACTTCTTTAAAACAATTAGCTCTTGAAATTTTTTACATTGCTCAAAAGATAAATCATAAGAAAAAAGAAATATCATCTGAGGTTCTGGTTAATTCTATTTTAGATTTACAAAGTAACTACAAAAAACATTTGACTACGATTAATAAAATACAAAAGCTGTATAAAGATATAGCTGATATAAAAATAAGCCGGGAAAACAAAGAAAAAGTGTTAAAAAAATTAGAGCAGGAATTTCATGATAATTTTCCTGAAATCTGCCCTTTATGTGGTACTAATTTAAAAAAAACAATCAAAAATTAGATTTTATGATAAATAGTGTATCGTCCAAAGAATTTGAAAATAGATTGAAATGGACATTAACTCAAAAAATAGACCATGCATTTGGGACTATTGACCAATTCTATAATCATCATAATGGAAAAGTTTACGTAGCTTTTTCAGGGGGTAAAGATAGCACCGTTTTATTGTGGCTTACAAGGAAATTATTTCCAGATGTTGTTGGTGTTTTTTCTGATACAGGACTTGAATTTCCAGAAATAAGAAATTTTGTAAAACTTCAAGATAATATTGTTTGGGTTAAACCAGCAATTAATTTTCGAGAAGTGATTAATTCTATTGGTTTTCCTGTTGTGAGTAAAATGCAAGCGCAATACATAGAACAATACAGAAATGGCTCAGAATACATAAAAAAATTGAGATGGTATGGAAAAGAATACAATGGAATTGTAAATTATAAAATTAGTGATAGTTGGAAATTTATGATTAACGCGCCTTTTAAAATATCAGATAAGTGTTGTGATATAATGAAAAAAAAACCTATGATTTTATATGAAAAAGAATCAGGAAATTATGCAATTATTGGAAACATGGCAACTGAAAGTATACAACGAAAAAAACAATATTTGCAACATGGATGTAACATATTCAATAAAAAAAATTCTTCATCCAGACCTTTATCATTTTTTTATGATACTGAAATTTGGCAAATAATAAAAAAATATAAATTGAAATACTCTTCTATATACGACATGGGATACAATAGAACAGGTTGTATGTTTTGTTTATTTGGAGTTCATTTAGAAAGCCCAAATAGATTTCAATTAATGGCAAAAACACACCCAAAACAATATGATTACTGTATGAATAAATTGGGGGTGAAGGAAGTTATGCAATACATGAAATTATCGATAACTCCTGTAAAATGTTTATTTCCACCGTCGCGTCAAATATTAATGAAATAATGAAATGAGAACAACCAAACCAACTCTTAATAAAGCTGATTTAATCTTAACAGGTGATTGGCATTTATTGGAAACTAATCCCATTTGTAGATTAGATGATTTAACCAAAACTCAATGGAGTAAAGTTAATTTTGTTTTTAATGTACAAAAAGAACACAATTGTCCGGTTATTCATTCTGGGGATTTGTTTGATTATTGGAAACCTAGTCCAGAGTTGTTAAGTAAGACAATAGAACATTTACCCAACAATTTTTGGACAGTGTATGGTAATCATGATTTACCTCAGCATAATTTAGATTTATCCTATAAATCAGGAATAAATGTTTTGGAAAAAGCTGGTAAATTAGGAGTGTTGAAAGGGACTCATTGGGGGCAGAAACCATTTATTAGTACAAATATTATGGGGCCAGTAATAAAAAATATAAATGAACCTAAAAAAATATTGGTATGGCACGTACTAACTTATCAAAATGTCAGACCTTATCCAGGATGTACTTTGCCAAAGGCAAGTAGACTATTGAAAAAATATACTGATTTTGATTTGATTGTGACTGGTCACAATCATAAACCATTTGTAGAGCATTATGCCGCTAGGTTACTAGTCAATCCAGGTTCCTTACTTAGATTGACAGCAGCTCAACAAGACCATAAACCAAGAGTGTATTTATATTATTCCAATACTAATACAGTATTGCCTGTATATATCCCAATTAATGAAAATGTAATAAGCCGGGAACATATTGAATTAATTGAAAAGAGGGATAAACGAATAAATGAATTTGTAACTAAATTAAATGACACTAGGTGGGATTCAAAACTTTCGTTTGAAGAAAACTTAGAAATATTCTTCACATCCAATAAAACGCCAGATTTCGTTAAATCTATAATTTATAAAGCTATTGATTCATCCATTTAAATTTAAAAATTATGATACGATTTACTGTTATATTTGCTGGAATTGAATTTCCATTTGATATACCTTATGAACTTTTAATAATAAAATTAAAAAAATTGGATAAACCAGTTCAGATAAACATAATAAAAGAACTTATAAAAGATATCCAAAAAATTAATAATGATATTTCTAAAGTGCTTTTAAATGAATTGAAAAAAGAATTATAAATAAAAATATTGATATGACTGAAAAAGATTTATTGAGAAAAAAAGAAGAAATTGAGCAAGCAAAAGAAAGTTTGTCCAATCTTAAAGGCCAAGAAAAAGCCATGTTAAAACAATTAAAGGATGAATGGAATTGCTCTACTTTACCAGAAGCCAAACAAATTATTATTAAATTGGAAAAAGAAATAAAAGAAATTGGAGCGACGATTGAAGAAAAAATGGAAAACTTAGAAAAATTTACAAATGAAAGCAATTAAAGAGTTTAGAACTTTTTTAGAACAAAAAAAAGGGCAGCAAATACAATTAGAATCGGATATACAAAACAAAAAAAAATTAATTAATGAATATAAAAAGAAATTATATCGGCATGAACAAGCCCGTGAAATCATTAAAGAAGTAGCCATTAAAACACAAGAACAACTCCAATTTCATATATCAGATATAACCAGTATGGCTTTAGAAACTGTATTTGAAAATGCCTATAAATTGGAAATCGAATTTATTCAACGAAAAAATAAAACAGAATGTGATGTATTCTTTTCCCGAAATGGGAATAAAGTGGACCCCTTATCTTCAAGCGGGGGTGGGGCTGTTGATATAGCTTCATTTGCGTTAAGAATAGCTTCATGGTCATTAACCAGACCAAATTTAAGAAATACAATAATATTGGATGAACCCATGAAATTCGTTTCAAAGGAATACCGGGAACAAACATCTCAGATGCTGAAAGAAATTAGTGATAAGCTTGATATTCAATTCATTATTGTTACTCATGACCCCATATTAACCAAGTATGCGGATAAGGTTTTTGAAGTTAATATTACTGAAGGAATAAGTAATGTTATAGAATTATAGTAATGCTGGTTTTCATCATTTTTAAGACGGTTTAAATACAGTTATGTATAAAACTATATTTACATATAAAATAATTGGGTAAAACCATTAAAATTGAAATTATGAAATATAAAAAACCAAAAGTTTTAGCTCAAAGTACAAAGGAAATGGCAGATTGCCGTCCTAATAGTAGACTAGGTGGCAGACCTTGTGGCCCTCTTCCTCCAAGAGGGTAATGAATAGATAATATGTTTTACAAAAAAAATTCATAAGTTTAAATTGAAATTATGGAATACACAAAAACAATACACATATTAATATTAGCTGAAAAAGAAATTAAAGCAGCTTATGCTTTACTAAAACAACCGACTAATGAGAATCTTGAAAGAATTCACAACTATACTTTACAATTAATTGGAGAAAAAGCGGAGTATAACAAAAGAAAAAGAATAAGTGCTTCGTTGGAATGCCCAATCAAAAAAGATTGTGTTCAATATAATACAAAGAAATGTGGGTATACTTGTAAATATTATAAATTATAATGATATGAAAATAGTAAGAATGATTGTGTGGTTAATTCTATTTATTCCTTTTATGGGAATAGCCTTAATACTGTATTTAATGGAATGTAGAGAAACAAAAGGCTCAAAACTATGAGCCTTTTTATTACTTCTTTTTGAATAAAAGAAGTATCCTATATAAAACAGGATTAAACAAACAATCAAATAAACGCAAAATTTTAAACTTTCATACAAAAATTCTGCTAAAAAATCAAACCAATCCATTTTGGTATGTCAATGAAGTTAAACAATTGGTAAATTCCTAAAATCACAAGAGCAAATAGCCATTTGTATTTTCGCAAAATACGAATAAAATCCACATCGGTTTCTAATACGGTAACACGTCCGTTTGTTTTTTGAGCCTGTTCTAAAATCTTTTCCAGAGTCAAATTTACAACTTCAAACTCTGCTCTCATTTCGACACTAAGACCTTTAATGTCTTGACGCATCTCCACATGTTCGACTAAATTATTTTTATCTTCCATTCATTCAATATTTATTATAAATCAAATTGTTACTGTAAATGTGATGTACGCCATAAACCCTGTAAAACCGCCGTTAATTATACCGAAAAATAAGTTTTCCCAAAGTTAAAGTTTATATAATTATTCATTATATAATGTTAATATTTCATTAGTCGTTAATACTCTATTATATATTCTTACCTGTTGCATTTTAC